TCTGCTGTTGCTGATTCGCCATTGCCTGAAGATTCTTGAACATCTCAAGCCCTTTCGGATTTTTTGATATTGCATTAGCACCTTGCTCTACCGCTTGCTCAAAGGTTATCGAATCATCACCCTTTATTCCGAACTGAGCGGCTGTATCGGGGCTGTTTATTAAGAATTTTTTAATGACCGAAGCAGTCTGCTTCTGTTCCTCTTTCTTCTTCTTACCTTCTGCATACTTATCAATCGAGTCGGCGGCAATCTTCCCAAGATTCGCAAACATCTGCCCATAAGCCTGTCCAGCCTGTTGGATTCCACTATTATCCACCCGCATTAAAGACGAGCCGTAATTACTGTTAAAAAATGGTTGTGCCATAGTTTTTATCCTCCTGGAGGTTTAGGAATTAAAGATGAAAGAATAGTCGCACCGCCCTGAATTAACGCGGCATTCTTTGTCGCATCTGCTCCCAATGCAGTATTATAGGCAGACATTTCATTAGCGGCATTATTCTGTATAAAGCCAAGCCCCGCCGAAGGATTTAAATAATTAAATCCACTCTGCAAGCCGTATCCCGCTTGACCGAGTACACCCTGACCCGCTTGCAATGGATTACCTCCCGGCCTTCCGAGGATTGCCTGAAATGGATCAAGTTCACTTGCTTTTGCCTGTGATATTTCTGCCTGTCGAAGTCCAGCTTCCTGTCCGAGAACTGACTGGGCAAATGCACGATTTTGCATCTTCCTTTGGTTCGATTCTCCCACCAATGCTTCCGCTTCACGGATGCCCGCATTTTGATCAAAAGTGCGTCCCATCATTGTGCTTTGCGCTTTAAAGCTGTCCTGAATCCTTTGCCTTTCTCGCTCGGTTAATCCCTGACCGAGTGCTTCGGTTGCCTGACTCGCTAACATCGCACGAAGTCCTGGGCCAGTAGGTTGTGCAGATGCACCCTCTGTGCCTTCCGCACCTGCCTCGCCAGTTGCCCCGGCATTTCCACTCATGGCATTAAGAAATACATCATTCCCTCCACCGATTTCACCGATTGTTTTTGGAGTGTTAGGATCACGGAATTGCTGCATGATATCCTTGTATTGCCCAGCAAATCGTGAAACATCATCTAAATCTTGTTGCCTTTGCCGGGTGACATTTCCTCGTCCCACATCTTCCGCAAATGCGGATGCCCCCAGGAATTGTCCGTCCTCTGTGAATCCCGCAGACCGCCCCAAAGATCCAAATGTTTCAGGTAATTCCCGCCCTTCTGCTTGACCGAATTCTTCATAGTGCTTTCGGCCAAATTCTTCAACAGTCACATTTGAACCGTTTGTCCGCATTTCTTGGAATTCAGCTAAAAGGTCAGAATTATTAAACACATAGTCTCTATAATCTGGTCGCATTCCCTGAAGTTCACGCTTGTCACCGAGTAGGTCAATTAATCCGTCTTGCGTACGAACCGTGTCCCCTTCCTGGTATGCCTCTCCAGTCTGTGGATTGGTGAACTGTAATTTTTCGGTGTAGGTGACTTCACCTTCCGGCATAGCTGTATTTTCAACTACGCGTTTTAAATCTTTCCCCTCATTGCTATTATTTAAAACATCATTAATAAAGCCATCGTCCCATCCGTCAAAAGTTAATTTAGTTCCTATAATATTTGCTGTCTGCACGTCTAAACCTAATTTGTTCAGCTCAATCATTAATGGTTGAATCGTAGCTATCGATCGGTCTCCACCTTGGGATTTTCGCTTTAACTCTTCAAATGCTACTTTTTGACGAGTCTGTTCATCTGAATATTCTGCTAGATTTGGAGTTCGTTCGACAGCGGCAAAACTGCCTATCTGTTCAGCCGATGCGAGACCTGAATCCACATCCGCTTGTGTGACTCCACGGACTCCGGTCATCTCCTCCGTGCCGAGAATGGTGTCTCGTAAAATATCGGTGTCAGCACGGGCAGTCCTTCGGCGAAGTTCTGTTTCGAGTGGGACTAAATTTAACAGCCCGCCAGTCCCCTCAAATTCTCCTGTCCCTCGGATCGCATTTACTTGTTCTGCCAACGAGGTGGCTAACCCTTGCCCATAGGTTGGCATGGTTGGTTGGATAAGAGATGATGAGCTTCCACTATTCATTTAATTTTTCTCCTGTTTATCTTTTTAAAGTCGTAAAATTTAACTGGTTTGCTTTTCAGTTCCCTCATCCATCCAACGAGTGGAAGCGGATGTGGGATTTTTTCAATAAAGTCTCGGACTGATCCTTTTCCATATGCAAAGGTGACGAACCAGGCATCGGGATTTTTTACATTCCATTGCTCTCCTGGATGCATGCCAGATTTACTGCTCACCGCTTTGCCGAGTAGGATTGAATCCGGTGCGATAAATACATATCCGCCAAGCGATGCATGACGGCCTATTTCCTCAAACAGACTCTGTCCGATTTGCTCGTAAAACTTGGATGCTTTTTCTAAAATTGTCATTCTGCTATAATGTAAGACTCAACATCCGTTGCACTGACTGCCGAGCCGAGATTTACCCTCACCCAGTTCGTTCCATTGTCTACTGCGATGCACGGTAGACTTCCTCCGTCCCCATTCGTCACGAATACCAATCTCCCCACTGTTCCGTTTGCTGGCAAATCCGCCACGGCGAAGTTTTCGAGTGTTATTGAAGTCTGCGAAATAGTGGGGACTACGACTGTTGGATTCCCGAGTTCGTTTAGATTCGAGGCCGACAACTCGACACCCGTTTCCATTGTCGTTCCCGGAGTAACTGTACAGGTTATTGCCATGACTATGCGACTTCATGTCGACCCATTAATCCTGTTTTAATTCCTTCGACTGAAACATGGCGAATCTCGGGAGATCCCGCCGTTACATCGACCTCGATCCCACAAGCAAATCCCCTCGCCCGACCACTACCGAATCGAATCAATTTCTCCTCTTCCGATCCTGAATAACTTTCGGTGTGGACCGTATTTGTCCGGTCGGGGTCAGTGGTATTATATTTAATCGTAAATGCATCCCCGTTATTTACCTTCACCCCAAGCTGTCCCCGCTTCCACGATTTTACATTCATATCTCCGAGGGTGAAAGATCTCGTTTTGAGCTTGGCAGAAATAGCCGTGCTCGTCGTTGTACCGCTCCCTATCGTGCCAGTTATATCTGTGGACGCCTCTTCGATTAAGTGCCATCCTTTGTCGTTACAGGCGAATAATCTCCGCTTGGTTGGATTTGTTCCATGATCAATGATTACAAAGTCATCAATGGCAAATCCGCTGGGGAAACTGTCGATGCTTGAAAAGTTATTTTGAAGGATATCGAATACTATGCACTTATCATTTGTGGTTGATGTGGATGTACCAGGATAAGCCAAATAATATTTATTGTCGAAAGTTACCCCGACTGCTTTATCCGCATTTGCAAAGTTTGCCTGGTCGATTTGGTCTTGTATGGGGCGAGTCAGTGGAACTGCTTCCCCGCTTACTTTCGCCACACTGATTCCAAGCCCTTTGGCGGCATCTAATCCCTGTTGTAATACCATTACCCCATCATCGGAAAGGAAATAGATTTGCGGTCCGCTGGCCGCCACCGATTTGCGGGCTACGCATCCGAATTGTCGGGTAATCTCAAATGTGGCGGCGGAGGCGGTGAGAGCGATATTATTAATTAAAAAGATACTGTTACGCTGAAAGATGATTGCCTGGTTTTCGAGATAGCTAGTAATCGCCACAACTCCTCCACTTGCTGATCCTTTGGATAGTCTGAACTGACTCGTAGATTCCTTATAATTATCAGTGTCTAAAATTTCAGATGCTAAAACAGTAAACGGGGAATCGGCGGGTTGTGGGATTAACAGACGGTTCGCAAAGAACACTCCGAAGGTTGTATTCGGACATGCAATATTTCCCGCCCCCGGCGATGCGTTTGCCTTTTCCACGAATGCAGTCGGGGTCGAATAATCGCCATTCCATTCCAAGGGTGTTTTTGATGGTCCTCTAAATAAAATCAGTTTCTCAGCGGCCTGAACGAAGGAGGCATTATCTCCCGCCGCAACGACTTGCCCGCCAGGATATGCAATGTCGATCCCGCTGTTATTTTGATCGTTCCAAATGATTACTTTATTCTTTGTGGCAACCGCAATAAATTCAGAATTTGTAGCTGGGTCGCTGAATAAAATCGAGGTGAATACTTTTTCATCTGAGGCATACGATAAAGTGACTGAACCGGCTTTAAATTCGATACCTTTTCGGACCTTGGCG